GTGTCGGATGGGTAAAACCTAAGAACATAATCACCAATTTTTATCTCTTTAAATATTTTCATCTTGACACCATTTTCATGCAATAAAGAACACTATTAGTTAATCTACATTCATTCCATATTAATAATTCATACCAGATAGTAAATCTTATTGCAAAAAATAAAAATACAATTACAAAAATCCATGTGTAAATATTTTTATTCATTCTTGATCCCTATTAGCAATAATTATTTTCATAGTTTGCTCTTGTGCTTCATACAAAGGAGCCGCACAATCTTTGCAAAGCTGAGCATTTAATCCTCGCCAATGAAATGAAAACATTCTGTGTGTTTTTGGAAACTCCATTCCTAGATAGTCACTGCATTCATAAACTTCTGTATCAAGCGTTTTCTTGCATCCATCACAAATGTGCTCGTAGGTTAGCTTAATCATTCTTCTTCATCCTATTCTTAATTGCTTGAGACAACTCCTCCTGGCTCCATTCCATCGCCAAGTCAGCGCAAGCCTCCCTCTCAATAGATATAGCCTTCCTAGTCGTCTCAATAGCTATAGCCATGATCTCGGCCTTAGCTACAGTCAAAGCATCGTCAAACTCCGTCTGGGTGAATAACTTCATAGCCCCAGAGCTACCGAGCAGTTGACGGGCAAGTGGGCTGAGTTCTGGTTCTTTGCGTTGCATAGTGTTCCTTTGTGTTCTGCTGTGATTATACGTTAACTTTGTGTTAAATATACCACAGTTAACTTGTAGTTAAAAAACTATGCTACATTATCTGTACCGCATAGCGGGTTTTTAAAGGAATCAAATGAAAGTTTATACAACAACCAAATCGGGCATTCAGATAGGATGCTATTACGAACCTCCTCTACGTAACAATATGTCAGAGGATGATGAACTGATCCAACGAGCACTGCTTGGCATCAGAGAACCCCAAGACTTTTGGACAATGCTTGACTGGTTTACTTACTCGGTACTGGTATCTGTACTTTTATCTGTCGTTATTTCTTACTTTGCTGTAACAGGTGACGCATGAATATATTCAAACAAATTATGACTCAATTTAATACCTCGGGTGGGGTTCGTTTAACAGATCCAGAAACTTCTGTAGATGCGGCGCTATCCGTAGATGCCACCAAGATGGAACAAATCGTTTTAGATACGATTAAAAGCTTCTCAAATGGTTGTATTAGCCAAGATGTAGAAAATGCTCTGCCTCACATTAGAGCCTCTTCTATAACCCCACGCTATCGTCCTCTTATGAAGAAGGGATTAATAGTAGATACAGGAGAGAAACGACCAGGTTTCTCAGGACGTAATCAAAGAGTAATGAGGGCAGTATGATTGATATAAATGAATCTATAAAAAAATTAAATTTGTTAACAAGAACTGAAAATAATTTAATGGCAAATGATGTCCTTAAAATTAAGGATCTTATTTCAAAATCTGAAATAGATATTTTAAAAATGAATGATATGGGAAGAAAATCTTTAAAACACATTAAAGAATGTCTTGAAGAACATAATCTTAAATTAAAAACTTCTTATATTACAAAAGAAGTAATAAATTATAAAAATATTTATTTAAGAGATTGGTTTGCAGGTTTGGCTATGGAGGGAATTATTTATGAGGGAGTTACTCCAGAACAAACAGCTAAGGCCGCATACCGAATGGCAGATGCAATGATGAAAGCAAGGGAGAATAAAGATGAATGACAGAATGATGGAAGAGTGGGAAGATTTTAAAAGAAGCAAACAAGAACTGGAGGAATATGACCTATACGTAATGATCGAAGAGTACAAAAAATTGACACCTAAACAGAAAATTATTTACAACAAATTAATGGAAGAAACAAATGAGCCTATACGCAAGCAGTAACAATCAAGCATCAACATTCAAGAACGTACCATCAGGACTACACCTAGCCCGTTGCTACCGAATTATTGACCTCGGTACCCAAAAGTCCGAGTTCGAGGGTAAAGCCAACTTCTCACGCAAGGTCATGATCTGTTGGGAAATCCACGGGGATGAGAGCGTCACAACCGACAAAGGTGAGCCAATGGCTATCTTTAAGACGTATACCCTGTCCCTGAACGATAAAGCCGCTCTACGGGCTGATTTACAGTCTTGGAGGGGTAGAGCCTTCACCCAGGATGAACTCAACCGCTTTGACCTCAAAAACGTCCTTGGTGCATGGTGCATGATTAACGTCATCCAAAAGCCAGTTGGCGATAAAGTCTACTCAAACGTGGCATCTTTAGCCCCCGTCCCACAGGTAGTCAAGGGATCTGGCTTACCAGAGGGGCATAACGATCTGGTCATCTTCAATATTGCTGAGCCAGATATGAAGGTATTTGATACTTTTGGTAAGAACGTAAAGTTCAAGATTGAGAGTAGCCCAGAATGGAAGGCCAGAACAAACACGGGCTTTGAGGACATGAATAACGATTTGGAGGACGAGGATGGGCCACCCTTTTGAGAAAGACGAATTCCAAGAGTGGTTTGATGACGAGAACTTACCCCCTGAACTGGAAGACTTTTGTTGGAATATCTGGCAAATAGCCTTCAGGGCAGGTGGTAAGCAACCTTGGTACTCACTTAGCCGTCAGCAATGGGAAGTAATTAATAAAAAATTTAAGGAAAACAATGACAACAGTAATCGCAAGAGCAAGTGAGTCCCAACACTGGTACACCCAGGAAGGAATGCCACAATACACGGTCACCGCTAAGAACGGTACACAGCGCAATACCACGTTGCGTGATGCAAGGACTATGAAGCTAGTCCCCTCGGTCAGTACGATCATTGGTTGCGCCGCCAAGCCTGGACTGGAGGCGTGGAAACTCAACCAGATGATGCTTGCCTGCATGACCCTACCCAGGGCTTCAGATGAGTCGGAGGAATCCTACATCGAGCGGGTTAAGCATGACTCCAAGGAGCACGCCAGAAAAGCGGCGGAGCGGGGCACAGCCATTCACGGAGCCTTAGAAAGCTTCTATGAGGGCATTATGCTTGCGGAGTTCCTAGACTACCAAATGGGTGTATCTAAGGCCGTAGAAGCGCATTTTGGGGCTTGTGAGTGGTTAACTGAGCGATCCTTTGCCTTTGAGGGATACGGTGGCAAGTGCGATATGTACACCAAGCAGGGCGATGGAATCGTTATTGACTTTAAGACCAAGGAGTTTGGCCCAAATGACAAGGTAGAAGGCTATGACGAACATCGGATGCAACTCTCAGCCTACCGCAATGGATTAGAAGTGCCTTATGCTAGGTGCGCTAACGTATTTGTGTCTGTTTCTAACCCTGGCCTAGTCAGAGTTGTGGAGTGGACGCAAGAGGAACTTGAGCAGGGTTGGCAGATGTTTGACGCTCTCAAGACATATTGGCAAATTAAAAACAACCATAAGGTGATGTAAATGAAAAAACTAATCTGGATACCAGTATTAATTGCAGGCTGTTCTAGCCAACCCCAACTACCCGCAAACATACCCTCTAATACAGCCAACTTCCCCGCTGTATCAGTTATGTATGATTCAAAAATCCAACAAATGTCACGCAACGAAGTGATCATGGCAACCCACGAATGTGAGTCACAAGGTCTTCGTCCCGTACCAATCATCACCAAACGCTTAATCAGCGGAATGATGAGCGAGATGATTGTTGATGTGGTTTGTATGCCTAAAATTAAATATTAAGGAGAACGTATGAAATTTAAAATAATGCTTGAAGCACAAGATATTAGAAAAATCATTGAATATTTAGAATCTTTTCCCGTAAAAGATGTTAAAGATTTACTTGACACTATTGGTGACCAAGCCAATTCTCAACTTCACATGGCTACTCAGTTCAAAGAAGATGTTGAAAAATTCAAAGAGGAGTGGGAGTATCGTCCTGCTGAAAGACACTTCGGACCATCACTAATGGAAATCATAAGAAAGCAAGCAGAAGCTCGTCAAGAACAAGCCCCCAAGCGTAAATATGTACGCAAAACCGCTGTTAAACGTGGCAGAACATCCAAATTATCACAACTGAAAGGTAAAAAATGAGCAATCCATATTTAACTAAAGAAGAGATCAAGAGCGCATATTTGTCATGCGAATTTGATAGCAAAGATGGTCTTTACGCAGGTGAGGACGTTGAGATCTATGAGTTGGCTGATGCCATCATTAAGAGCGCCGCATTTGCCATTGCTCGTACTGAGCGTGAGTTCTGCATCGAGTTCGTAGAATCTCTCAACCCAGAGGTAGCCAAAGCTTTACGTGAGAAAAGGGGCAACCTTTGATCGTCTCAAATGATCGCTATACGTGCGAGGACTTTGTTGAGGAACTCTTTGGAGATGGTTGGGATGAGAAGGACTTACCTTCTATGCTCACGATCCTCAAGGAATGGGAGATTAACTCTAAGCGCTACTGCGTCATCCGAGACTACGCCATAGAGCTAAAGCTTGGATTTGAGGTCAGACACCGTGAAGACTTCAAGTTCATTGACGATATGGTGGACGCTAAGATGCATTCTGAGGAATAAAAAACCCCCCTAGACTTTTGATCCAGGGGGGAAAACTACTTGAGTCTTGGCAACTGCAAGTACATAGGAGGAGACGTCCTATGTTTTTTTAAGGGGGACATAACCCCCTTTTTTTATGGTTGGCTACCTTGATTGGCTCCAATCCTAGATAGCGCACCAGTAACTACGGGTTCAACCACATTTGGACGTTCTGTAGCAATCTTTGTCATTGCTTTCATTGCAGGCTCGTTGTACATCAATGCAGATCCAATAAGTGGTGCAAACCCTGTTTTAAAGTGTCCTGCGCCCTCTGCCAGTCCTTTGAGGGATAGCATCGCCGCAAGCCTATCCGCTGTACCGCTATTGGGCACAGAGGTTCCTAAAACATCCGAAGCCGCCTGGCTCTCAGGCATCATCATGCCCTGACCCTTGGCTACGTTTTTCTTGCCTGCAACCTGTTGGACAGCAGATTTGAACTGATCGGGCGTAAATACACCTTCATCAGCGCCCCTACGGGAAGCCGCAACCTCAAGTGGTTGGAACTCTCTAAACGCCTTGTGAGCGTTTTCTAGCTGTTTAGCCATACCAGGGTTCTGGCGCTTTAATTCATCCCGTAAACCCGTTAAAACAGTCTTGTAGGCGTGTCCTAGACCGTCCATGCCTTGGCTAAAGAAATCATTAGCCTTGTTGCTGAGATACTTCTCAACCTCTCGGTACTGCTCACCGTTCATTACGCCTTCGTTTTGGATATGGCCTGTGACATTGGTTGCTATATCGTTAGCCATTGACTTTTGTTGACCAGGCACGAGCTTAGACATAGCCGAGTCAGCCAAGTTACTCAAGTGCTCAGATGTATTCATACCAGTTTTATGATTGAACGCATCAGCAAATCTAGCATTACCTAAGAAACCGTCATAAGCATTACTGATCTTTTGACCAATCGCCTCAATCATCTTGTTACCAACTGGCGCATCTTTTGTAAGAGTTAGGCCAAGGTTTGACAACACTTTATTGCCCACAGCTTTGTTAAAGTCCTCAAACGATGTCTTGAGCCCACTACCAATGACGGATCCTGCAATCGGTAGACTGGTGAGCTTTTTCTCAAAGTTTTGTATTCCCTCTCCAATCATTGGGAAATTACTAGCCAATTGACCAGGCGTGAACTTGGTCATACCCATGTCTTTGAGTTGCTGAAGTCGGGCAGATACTTGGGGGTTGGTTAGCATTTGACCTACCTTACCGCCTGCAACACCCAGGGCTGTAGACTCACCCAAGTCAGCAATCTTCTCGCCAAGGATATCCATGTAGCTCTTGTTGGCTGTATCTGTAACTTGACCACTCAAGCCTTGAACAGCAGAAGGAGCAAGGAATTTAAGCGAAGGATATTTTGCAATCGCACTGGCAAGCTGTGGGATTTTGGCGCCCAAAGTCTCAGGAATAGCCAGAAAAGGAGCAATCTCACCCACCGTTTCTGCCGCAGATGCAGGATTAACGCCGAGAGTTGTTGGAACACTACTCTTGGCATAGTTTGCGTTCTTCTCAAGCGCTTCCATTGGGCTTCGTATGTTTGCCCACTCAAGTGCCCCCGCAAGCGGTTTTAAGACGCCTTGCAGGCCTGATAAGCCCGATAGGATACCTGTACTAGCACCAGAGGTCGGATAGAACTTATGGCCTGATTCTTCCTTGAACCGTGGGAAGTCATCCATCTTGACCTTTGGAGTTTCAGGCTCTTCGGTCTTGGTTTGCATAGATTTTAAATAAGCATCAGGATCAAACCCATCCTTTGGTGCGTTTTTGGGTTGGATACTGGCAAGATATGCATCAGGATTAAATTCAGCCATTATTTCACTCCATTAGCTTGAAGGATAGCTTTTGATCTTGGATCGTTTGGATTGGCTTTTGCCCAATCAACAGCTTGAGAATGTATATCAGCCTGACTTGCTTGTGGCCTTGGTGCTTGAATAGGAGCGTACTGCTTATTAGCCCTGTCTCTAGCCTGGTTCATTGATTTCACAATCGTATCTAAAGTTCTATCAAAAGCTTCTTTAGACAGTGATGTATCAAGAGATCCATAAAGTTTCTCAATCTTTTTGCCCTCAGCATCAGACAGCGACCCCATACCCCTCATGTTTTGGATGGCAGATGAGAACACGCTAGACTTTAGCCCTTCCATATCTTTTATAAAGTCATGCTGAGCAGAAGGAAAGATTTGTCTTGGATCATATGATGCCATTCCATTCATTCGACCAGGATGGTTTCTGATTGTGTTAACAGCATCAAGCGTATTTTGGGCAGTATCGTTTGCAAGAGATCTCTTGGCCTCAAGTTCTTTATTTTTAGCATCAATTGCTTGTTGCTCTTTGTTTTCAGCATCAGTCCTTCGCCACTGATTTTGATCTTTAGATTCTTGAATACGAGACTGAGCAAGAACATTAGTTAATGCATGAGTTGCATTAGCTTGTGCAAGAGCCGCCGTCCTATCCAAATGAGAAGAGCTTGTGGTTAATAACTGTTCTGCCAATTTATTTGCATCTTCATCTTTAATAAGCCCTGCTTTATAACGATTAGCAAATAAAATAGCTTGTTCTTTAAAAGGACCATCCAAAGTGAGAGCCAACGCATCAAAAGGCGTACCCTCAGCACCAGTAGTCGGTAATAACCCAATCTTACGAAGATCTAAAGCGCCTTTGGCTGTCTCAAGAATTTCTTTAGGATCAAGACTGTACAACTGAGCAGATGCTTGCCTGTTAAAACCTGTTGTTCCGTCAGGATTCTTAAATAAATTGTCTCTGGCTGTTTGTATTTGATTCTTGCGTGTCTCTTCAGGAATCATTGACAAATACTTTTGATCCCCAGTTACAGCGCCTAAACGCTGTGCAATTTGAGGATTAAATACACTCTTCTCTAATCCGTTTTCATCTTTAATTGTTGTATAAAGCTGTGGCAATAAGGCCTTAACATCAGCATCTTTTTGAGCCGATATTCTGCTTTGCAATAAACCAAGTCTGGCCTGAGCCATTGGTATTTTATTTTTATCTTGCTCAGCTTGGTACTCTCCCATAGCGCCTGCGGCGTTACCCAAGGACTCACCAAAAGATCCAGATTTAGTTGGGGCTAAAAACCCCGCCGCAATCTTAAACCAAGGAGTTCCGCTACCCTTTTGAGCCAACAGTTCATCAAGATCAGACATTTGCTTGTTAAGCATAACCTGTTCTTTGGACTGACCACCAACACTTGATAGTGGAGCAGTAATATCAGAATTGTCTGATGCGCTAGATAAAGGTGTTTCTAATGACATAATTTATTCCTTAAGAAGACCAACCTGCTGTGGGGCAGTAACTAGAACAATCAGAACCATAATAATTTTGTGCCGATGTAGCGGCGGCACCAGTATCAGGTGTTGGCGTTGAATTAGTTCCTGAAGTATCGCTACCACTTATCCATTGACCATTTGCTCCGTACACACTTCCGTCTGGAGCGGTATATGTTCCAGGGTTAGAAACATTTGGAACAGAACCCGCAGGAAGCGCAATAGGAGTCGTTGGGCTACCGCTAAATATCTTTCCAAGAGAGGCGATACCACATTTGCCCAAGATACCAGAGGCAAGAGATCCAAGTCCTCCAACCTGTGCAAGAGGGGATGTAGCATATGCACCAGGAATTGGTGCAGTCTTGATACAGCTTGTTGCTGTAGGCATTGTGAACCCTCTGAGAACGCAAGATTCCGCTTTTGCAACAGATAATGGATACAAAGCTTTGTTTTGAGCAATTGTGTATTGACACTGACCAAGTTTTGCAAGATTAGATGTGCAAGCAATACCAAGGTTAGATTGAACATTCGCCAAGCAACCAAGCAATTTACCTGCATTGAGTTGATTAGCTGTCTGAGCCTTGGCTGTACAAATAGCTTGTGTATAGCCTGTTTTAAGCGCACACGCCTGTTGTCCTGTAATACCTAGGTCAGCGTTAGCCAGTACCTGTCCAAGCGCTCCTGCACCCCTTTGTGAGCCAAATTGACCGCTTCCTACAATACCTGCTGTTGCTTGAGGTGCTAGGTTCTGAGCAATATTAGCTTGACCCAAGTTACCAATAGCATTAACTACGCACTTGGTATAAGGGTTCATATAGTTCTGAGCCATCTGGGATATGCAAGAACCTGCAACCCCCGCCGCTGTCCCTGTTGCGGCGTTCAGCGTGGGCTGATAATTACCTGCATTTTGAGATGCTTGGCAAAATGCCTGTGTCTGCAACCCTTGCGCTTGTATCGGGCCTGCCGTAGTTGCACTAGCTCCCCCTGCCTGTGATTGTTTGGCAAGGTTGTTGAGGTAGCACATATAAAACGCAGGAGCGGTTGTTGCCGTCTTTTGCGTAGTAGTGATAGGCGCTAAAGCACCACCCTGTAAAACAGAACCAGATGTCGCTCCACTAGCTTGTCCTAAGCACGCAGGTGCAGGATTTAAATTGGACGCTGTGGTCGCAGTAGGTGTTGCAGTATTTACTGATGAGAGTGCCATTATTTACCTTCCATGTATGACAAAGGACTCTTAGCCTTTGGTGGGATTTTATTTATAGATGTTGATCTTTTGTGTTCACGGATAGCCTCACGCATCTCGTCAAGCTTTTTAGCCCCTTCTTTATTTGATCCACCACCTAAAGCGGTAACCAAAGATGCAGGGAATACGAACTCGCCATCAGCAATCATCGCATTAATGTGTCCACCCTCGGAGTGATTCTCATAGTGCTTATGTGGGAATTGGTTCATAAAGTGGTGCAAAGACTCAGCCCCTGCCTTGTTAGAACCGTCTCCAAGAGCGGCGACAATGTCGGCATCCATAACGTAGTCCCCGTCCTTTAAAACCGCAGGGATGTCGTCTGATTGGCCTGTACCACGCCCTTGGGCATAGTGTCCAGTAATGCCAGTCACAAATTCAGGTTTATGTGTGTGCGCCAATCCACCCTCCTTAAATCCAGTTGTTCTTTGCATATAAGGGAATACACCCCCGCTAGGCATAGCAGATCCAGTAATTAGATTAGGAGTTGTTGTCGCTCCTAAAATTTCTGAACTTGGGTTATAAAGCTGATTTTGCTGTGCAGGCGTAAGACCTGTCGTTGCAAGTGGCGATAAAAATGTTCCTGAACCACTTGATGTACCCGTAAATAAACCCGTTGGAGTCAAGGGAGAGCTTGGAGCACTACTGTAATTATTGTTAACCGACTGAGTTGGGGTAGTAGGATTTGCAGAATAAGACTTTGAATTCAAAGGCGTTGATGTTGGAGCCAACATCTGTTTCATACCCTGATTGATTCCTTGTTGAACTAACTTTTGTTGTAATCCACTTGGTAATCCAGAAGATGCAGATCCAGGCACAGTTGCATCAGCACCTGTTGATGTTGTGTACTGACACAAAGCACCATTAAGCGTGTTTGCAGGCGTTGTTGGAGTTAAAGCATTGCCAGAAGTTAAATTAGATGGAGTTGCTTGAGGAGCGGTATAAGGGCTTCCATCAGCATTAACTGGTTGCTGAGTAATGGAATCTTGAAGACCAGTGGGCGAGTTAGCGCTTGCCTCAATAGCATTTCCTTCAGAAGTTACGGTTGATGTTGCGCCAGTAGGAACTGAGTCCGAGGCTGAGCTAACAACTTGTGTTGCGCCATCAACAGCCGCCGCACTTCCCGCAGTTGCTACATCACCACCAACAACGCCAGTATTGAAAGCCGCCGTTTCAGCCGCATCAGCCGCCGCCGCATCTGCTGTAGCACCTATAGCCGTATCAGCCACCGCCGCAGGCGCACTATCAGCCACTGCCCCCAATAACGCATCAAAGCCCATAACTTACTCCATAATTATCGAATACGTCTTCTCAAAATACTTTGCACCCATTCTTTCTAAGATAGGTCCGTAGTCCAAAAATGGTTTAACGTGAAATAAGATCCTCATTGGATTTCTTTTCTTTATCTCTTCCGTTGTCCACCTCAAAAACTGAATCCCTGTAAATCCCTTCCTGTAATCAGGATGAATGTACAAAATATCCGAACTGGCTGTAATACTATCTTTATAGTGCAGGTGTGAGAAAACAAACCACACCGAATATCCAACCAGTTTCCCATCATCTCTTACACCGTGCACCTCAATCATGTCTTGCTCGTGCATACTTGCGTACTTTTCAGTGTTCGGATTAAATTTAATTACATCTTGTCGTTCTGCAATTTCTTTGTAATGTAATTTGAATAAATCCTGCGCCTCATAAAAAAAAGAACGTCCCTCCTCTTTTTTAAACTCAATCATTGTGTCTCCTATACCCTAGCCTCCAACTGATATTGTGGATTTGTTGATTTTTTCATATCCACACCGTTTGCATGAAGGGCTGTCATTATGTCGTGTTGTGGCCCCAGGTTCATGTAAATTAGATCAATCTTATTTGTCTTAAGCATTGTCACAAAATAGTGAATTGCCTCCATCAAAGCAAGAGGAGCATCAGCGCTCACAAAAAACACTTTAGCAACATCTCTGTTAAGCATTTGTATATACATCAGCGTATTTGTGTGTTGCATGATCTTTGTACCAGGCAACATAATAGCTTTATGCATTAACTTAATGGCAATATTTGGATTAATCCCATGCTTTTGGGCTGATGACGCAATAATTTCGGATGCTTTCATATTAATAAACACTCTGTTGATTTTGCGATATGGACATTATCCCTACCAATTGTTGCGCCCAGTCTTGCCAAGTTTCAAATCCTCTTGGATCAGGCAATCCACTTTGAACAAAATACCCAATACCCTGCATCCCAGAAGCCCAATCTCTCCACTTCTCCTCTGGGACAGTCCCCAGTTGATTAGACGCAAATTGTTGAGCCATCGAAGCACACCAGTAATCCCAAGTCATACCACGGGGGTCGTATGTGGTCGTCATTATGGATTACCCGTTGAACGCTCATCACCCATATCCACGCTCATAACGCAATTACCCAACTGATAATCGCCGTTAAAGTCATTACTGATGATGCGAAGTCTCATTTCTCGTCTTTGTTCTTTCATGTCAATCTTGAGTGTAGACGAGGTAAACGTATAGGGAACAGAATCTACGTCCGTTCCATCAGCATAGCCTTTACCCGTCACAATCAAAGACATTGTTCCCGATTGTACAAAGTCAGGCTCAAATCTCTCTAATCTGATCCACTTATTATCGTTAATCAGTTGTTGTTGACCAAGTCCACCACCAACCCATCCGAGGGAGTTTGTCTCAAAGTATGAGTTGATAGCATCTACGTTGGTCAAATAAACCTGATCCGTTCCCGTTTCGTGTTGCCAAAGGGTATAAAACTGGTTCATAGTGACCGTAATTGTCAGACCAGTACCGCTAGAAGGAGATCTGGCAACAGTACTTAGTGTTCCAGATAAAGCATTTTGATATGAGCCACCATTTGCAATAGTGAGTCCAGTGACTGGCCCTGTACCCCCTCCACCAGAGATACTTGATACCGTAAATACAGCAGGGCTACCCGCTCCACCTTTTAAAGTAACTACGTCACCAACAGCGTAAGTTGTACCACCGCTGACAATGCTCTCTGCGGTTACTTGGTAGGCTGTAGGGGTGTTTTGTGCCCAAATAGGGTATCTAAATACCTCTGAGAACACGCCTGCTGATCTTTGTGCGCCTAGTGCTTGACCTGCGTCATACCAGGTTTGTTCACGGACGTTATAGATGATCGCATCCGTGCACTCAGTTGCGGAACCCTTTGGATAGAACCACCAAATCTCTCCCCAACGAGTAATCTTAGTTGCCCAAACCTTTTGCCTCTGGACTGTATTAATGTTGTCAAAGAAGTAGTTGATGTTGACATTGTTGGGTATCTCCTGAACCACACCGTTGTAAGATAAGAACCTATCCACACCAACCCAGTAATAAATGCCATCATACTCAACCACGGAGTTAGATGACATGATTGTGGTGGCTGTAGAGATAATGTCATATCTCCAGTACAGCGTAGAAGTGCCTACAGTCTGCGGAGAATAAGTTACCCTGGTCAACTGATCCAAAGACCAGAAAAGCCCCGCAGGAGACGTTGTACCGCCTCTAAGTGGCATTCCCTTGACAACTTTAGTTCCAGATACGTTATTGGCGTTGGCATCAGATCCAACCCAGTTATTAAAGTTGCCTGCTGAACAGTTCTGGATAAGACCATTGTTACCGTAAACAAATAGGTAGGGATAGAGCATACACGCCCCACCGCTCACAGATATGTTGTTGTTAAAGGTAAAAGTGGTGGATGATGATCCAGTAATGGCATTGTTAACAGTTACAGTGGTATTTCCACCAGAAACCACTACAGCAGTCACCACAGTATTCGCAGATACTCCAGTTCCAGTCACCGTTTGATTAACGCCAATCAGATAGTTAGATCCAGTGATAACAATCGTTTCGGCATTAGGCGTGCCAGGCGTTCCAGTAGCTGTAAACACGCCAACTTGACTCATTGCACCGTAAGGGAAAGTACCTAGTAAAACGGGTGTATTAACTGTATTGTCAATGTCAGCCAAGTTTTGACCTGGGTGAGCAATCAGGTTCAGATTACCCGTACCGTTGGGGTCATAACCAATATCAAACTGCCATAAATTGTTGGCACTGGCAGTAAAGTTATTTAGCGTGATGGAGGTTGGACCATACCCAACACCATCATCATTATCTGTCTGCCAACCTTCTAAAAAGCTTTGGCTACCAGAGTAAACATAGTTGATGCCGTTTTGGGACTGCATAACCATCCCACGGCTAATCTCAGGAGCGTTAAGGAATATTGCCTTATAACCACCCATTTTCCTAGGTAATTTACGCTGAAAACGAACCCATTGACCGTCCACAAAAGAGGGAGCGGCGAACTGAGTCCCGTCCCGCTGAATACCAGGATTGATGGCTAGGAGTGCAACCTTTAAGGTCAAAATGCACCTCCAACAATACCGATAGGCGCTTGGATGCCAGTTGAGGCAAATAAGACAGATTCAGTACCTGCCAAAGTAATTGCGACCTGACCAGTACCAGGTAAATAAATACCCGTATTTGTATTGCCAGAGAATGTAATAGATGGTGTACCTGCGGAACCAACTGGGAAAGCTGTAATCGTTACAGTTCCACTGGTCACGCTGTTGGCGTTATAGACGTTCGTCCCGTCACAAACAGCCATCACTGTATTACCTTGACCTACGGAAATCGTAGCTCCACCAGAGGCAGAAGTCTTAACAGTTAATGTATAAGATCCAGTCGTGTTATTGGTAATTGAATAAAGCTGAACCGTAGAAGGCACAATCACAGTCGTGTTAGCAGTCAATACACCAGAGTACTCTTGGATCGTATTAGATGCTTGAGACGAAGTTAATGTATAGGTGTATGGGCTTGATAGTCCAGTTAATGAAACAGCAAACTGGGTATAGGCAAAGCTGTTAGATCTGCCGTATCCGAATGTATCGTAGCCACTAGATCCGTTAGAAACAATAACAATAGACTCAGCCAATTGAAGCTGTTGGTTGGGGTTGCCGTCTATCGTATCTGAACCACTTGGCGATAGAGTAACAATTCCAGATCCGTTATTTTTAACAATAACAAACCAATTGTTTCCTACGCTAGATGCGGTTGGCAGGGTAATCGTTCCTGCACCAGAACTCCATACATAAAAGGAAGCTCTATTTTGAGGTGCAAGCGTTAAATTGGAATACTGAAGGGTAACGGGGTAGGCGCTGTTTAGAGTTGGCCCAATAGCCGTTAAACCGTATCCTGCTAGGGTTGAGGCACTGGCTGAGGAAGTACCCACACCCATTGCGATATTAGCCCAAGTACCTGCCACAGTCGTGTTATTAGTTACATAAATGTAATAGGTATTAACTGTCGCTGTCGTTGGTGCAACAGGTATGTTAATGATCGTACCGCCTTGGCTATCAGTAACTGTAAAAGCATACTGACCAGAGGTTCCTACGTTACGAACAATAATAGCCTGGCCTACAGATACTTGAGTTGCAGGGGGCATTGCAACTGTCAGACCTGAAGCCGTGGCTGTAATTTCGGTAATATTTGCCGCTATATCGCTTGTCTCTGTACCGTTAATAGGCCACTCTAAAGCAACGCTTTGGCTAATAGTTAAAGACTCATATGCAACCTGAGAAGGAGATATAGTCTGTCCAGTAAATGGATTTACATATGTAGTCATTAAGAATCCTTAGCGATAGTCTGACGATCACCCATACGCAGATCATCTTCAGTTTTAAGTGTAGAAAGTGATTTATCAAACATAGCCTGCCAAGTGGGTATCCTTGCATCATTCTTTAAGAATGGGGTCATCTGTAGCAAAGTACCAAAAAGCATGGCATTTGGAGCGTTTTGAGTTAACCAGTTAGTCTGATTAACGCTTGATAAAGGCTGAATACGCTCATAATACAACACCTCGAACTGATAGGATTGATCAGGCGTAGGAGCTATATACCAATGCTCATAATCATAATCAGCGTAATAAACAGGGGGGCTTGTCTCTGTATTGTTAGGCCAATAACTGGTCAAATACTCGTATTTTCTCAAGTAGATAGGTTGTTTTGCGCCAGATGCATCAATGTATTTAAGTGATACTGTTTTTCGCCACCGTGCAGGCTTAGGAATAACGGGGCTTCCTGAAACCATTGTGCTTTGTGCAACATTTAACTGGCCTAACGTCTTGATTTCCTGAGCAATTTCAAATTCGCAAAGGGAAATAGCAATAGGCACTTGATTAACAACTGCTTGATCATTCCTCTCTAAGTACTCATAAATGGTACTTACAAGGCTGTCATAAGTCATCACCCAACTTGGAGTTGAGCTTATGGATGAGATTGTCATTGCGCCCCCTAATATACGCCTATTTTAAATAGTATCGGGGGAAATGTCACCCCAGTACTTGTTCTGTCTGGTGCATGACAACAATTCTTTGCTCAGCACCAAACAAACCACCATTAATTACTTTGGTCAGACCGTTGTAGTCCTTGGCCTGCGCCAGTCTGTTACACCCGTGAGTTGACCAGAACCATCCCCCAATCGGAGCCGCCCACTTAGGTGTTCTAGCCCAATCTGGATTTGCCACCAAATCAATACCCAAAGCCTTGCCTGCATGATAAAAGTTGTCATGCCCAGTCAATTGGCAGATCGCTGAGCCTCTGAACCTCCACCCGTCACCAGAAGCTTCATCCCGATTTCCCATACGAAGTTGGTAAATGTGGTTTGCTATTTTTTCAGGCTTGTGGGCGTACTTCATAGCCTCGTCCATCGTTGGGAATCGCTTAGGCCACAGTTGCATGAGAGTCTCAGGACGGTAGTTCAGGTTCTCTTCTAAGCTTCTGAAGTGGTTGGATTCGTAGCTGAACTGCCCGATGAAGCAGGCTTGCTCCTCAGTTGTGTCAATATTGAAGTTTTTGAACGTCATGTTCAGAGGATCTACCCACTCAGCATTAATACCCAATTTATGAAGTTGATCAGCGGTAATCATTTGACCCCCTTGTTAACCAATTCTCTTACTTCGTTGTATTGCTTGATACAGGCGTTGAGGGAGAGGATGGCTGTGTCACCGTCTGAGGCGATGCCGATAAGCTCTTTGACAGTCTGTCGCTCAGATTCGGACTCATTGGCTGTATTTGCTGATTGAGCGGTGGAACCTGAACTGACTGATACACCACAGGAGGTCTGAGGTAACCGCAACTTGCCAGAGTCAGCGTCAGCATTAAGATTAAATTTTTTGGATTGAACATCATCTTTGGCCTTCTTTAAAGCATTGTTAGCAACTACTAACTTTTTAGCATACTCGGCTTCTTTTGCACGAGCTTCAGTATTTAAACGGGTAATTTCAGCTTGATCTTCGTCTACTCGTTGTTGATAGCCTGCATGGTGCTCATAGCCACCAAACCCGATTACAGCCAAAGCAACCCCTATCCATACATAGATGTTAAACACGAGTGCTCTCCCTTGCCTGAGCCGTTCTCATGCGTTCTTCATCACCTTCTAAGACGGGTGGTCCTG